TTCGTCTTATAACTTGGCGTCTGACTGTAATAATTGTAGGGTTGAATGGCTCTCATTGTCATTTGATCTATGTCAAAATAGAGTTGACCGTTGAAGAATAGTCGCCATCGGGTCACCTGGTCGTTGGAATAACTCACATAAGTTGCACTTGCGCCTGAACTATAGTCGAACACACCCCTGGTTCCAGAGTCATTTTGCACAACCAAGACGAATTCCTTGACGGGATTTTCAAATTCGGTTTTGAAGCGAATCTGATTGAGATCGCCCAATGTGACTCGGGCAAGTTGCGCTTGTGTTATGACATAGTCCAACTGTTTTCCAAGGAAGAATTGACGATGTTCTTCGTTCAGATAGGCAGCCTGTAGATCGAGCACGACATTGGGTACAGGAAAACTTCCCAACTCTGCTTGCGTCCGAAGTGTTATCTTGACTTCGATGGTATGCCTGTTCAGAGCCAGTAAAGGAAATGAATTCTCGTATCCCTTTCCAAAAAATGGTATTTCAACCAAGAATTGATTCGTGATCGATGACGTTCCATAACTTATGGGTGTCGCTGTGCGCTTCAGAATGGAATTGTTGCTGTTTCTAGTTCTCTGGCTGTCCGTGAGATCGGACACAACCGCCATGTATTCTCCAGTCAAACTCACGATGGTCTGTCCACCGACTGCCAGTTCTGCACGCTCTATAAATGCGTGCCCTGCATCCTGCGGAACAGTTTGAGAATCGTCGAATCTGAAATTCACTATGAAAGCCGTTATGATGTCACAAGTATCATTGTCGATTGTACAAATCGATGTCTTGCCATATCCAATATCCGAATCAAAGGCCAGACGGAGGTTCTCAGACGTGTATCCAGCCCTTTTCGTAAACACCTTTTGATAAAAACTCTGTTGTGGGTCTCCAGTCAAAAAGGTGTCTTGGTATCCTGTGACGGCAAGCCGCATACTATTATGATGTGTCAAAAAAAGATTTCAAAAAATACATACGACTAATAGATATGAACATTCAACTCAAAAAATTCAACCCCGCTTCAATGGGCGACGATAAGGTATGCGTGTTTATTGGTAAGCGTGGCACAGGAAAATCAACGTTGGTGACGGATATTCTCTATCACAAAAAGCATCTCCCGGCGGGCGTGGTGATGTCGGCAACCGAAGAAGGGAACCACTGGTATCAACAGTTCATTCCGGACTTGTTCATCTACGGTGAGTACGACAAGGACATCATAGAGAGGGTCATCGACAGGCAGAGGAAGATGGTGAATATGAAACCACCGCCAGGGAAGCAGGAACTGACATCAAGAGATATTGGAGCCTTTATACTGATGGACGATTGCATGTACGATCGACGGTTCCTAAAGGATGCCTGTATTCGCCAATGTTTCATGAACGGACGCCACTGGAAGATTTTCTTTATGTTAACGATGCAATACTGCATGGACCTCAGTCCGGACCTCCGCGCCAACGTGGACTATGTATTCATCGCTCGAGAAAATGTAATCCAGAACCGAGAAAAATTGTACAAGGCATTCTTCGGAATCTTCCCAAATTTCGATATGTTCAACCAGGTGATGACGGCGTGCACAGAAAACTATGAGGTTTTGGTGCTGGACAATACGTCCAAGTCCAACCGAATCGAGGACTGTGTGTTCTGGTACAAGGCCAAGATCCATCAGAACTTCCGAGTGGGATCTCAGCAATTCTGGAGCCTCCACCAGAAGACCTACAAAAAGGCAGGAGGCGCCACCAAACCTGGTCAGGATCCCAATGAAGTCAGGCGCAATAAGAACTCTCAAGCCCTCCAGGTGAAGAAGTTGAAATAATTATTCAGGGAGAAAAACAATGCCCAAATGGGCATTGGAACCAAGGGACACAATGGAGACCAAATCCATCGCACTCGTGACGACCGCGCTCATTGACTCTGGGTTGGTGAGCGAGACCAAGGCAGATGCGCTGGCCACCCACCTTAGCAAGGGTGCCAAGAACTGGTGCATCAAGCAAATGAAGCCAAGGGACGTGAACGAAAACCAGAGGGAGATCCAAAAGTTCAACTCAAAGGTGTGGACGGAATATCTCGCCAAGAGGAACTACATATTCGACACCACCGACAGTGGACTGGTAAAGCGCAAGACACCACTGGTGGAGAAACAAGAAAGCCTTTTGGCGATCAAGAACCAGATGGTTGGTGAAACCTTTGCGCCACCTATCAAAAAGGTCAACAAGAGACTTCTGGATCGAGTACGACTCAACAGACTGCTCACTTTGGTCAAGAAAGACATTGACGAGATGGAAAATGAGATGAAGGGTCTGACAATGATCAACCAAAAACTGGAACGCTACTTCATTCGTCGACCTTCCTTCAAACCCAAGATCTTCATCAACCAGGAAGACGAATACCACGACCTTCCTGATATCCCCAAGAGGAAACGAATTCTCAAGAGACTTTTACACCTTCTGAACATGCGTCGTCTTGGCAAGATGGAAAAGATACGCGAGAAACTCACACAAGTTCGCAGGGACACGATGACAAGTTTGGTCCAGTTGCAACGCGATATTTACATCAACTCCAAGGAGTGTTGGACGCGTGCAGAAAGGGTATCATTCTTGGACAAGAAACATGCGAACGACGAACTCAAAGCCGAGCATGCCAAAATCTCGGAACACATTTCATCGAACCTGAGCGACTACATGGTCGAGGTGCCCAATCCTTTCAAAAACGCCACAGTCATCAGCGAGAACGACACGCGAGCAAACTGGAAGAATCCAGAGTTCAAACGTCTCTACGCAAGTCGAATGCGATCACTGGTGTACGCGATTCGCAACAACGACAAGTCCAAGTTTTTGGACAGGATCAAGAGTGGAGAACTCAAGCCCAACACATTCGACACCAAGGAGATATGGGATCTTTGGTATCAGGAACCCAAGAAGGAAGTGGTCGAGAAAAGGCCCGAGGAATACGAAGACGGGATGTTCAAGTGTGGCAAGTGCAAGTCCATGAAGACTACCTATGTGGAAAAGCAGACGCGATCTGCAGACGAGCCGATGACCTTATTCATCACCTGCAGGATGTGTGGTACTGTGATGAAGCGTTAAAGAAAAGATGTGGAAGATATTTAGAATGTGTAGTATCTGCGACAAAGAGATTCCTTTTGTCTGCAAGGCCAAAGTTCGTTGTGGTCACCACGTTCATCACGAGTGTCGTCTCGGTCTCGTTCCATTCACAAAATGTTCAATATGTAATAAAATTATACTTGATAAATTTGATGTCCACTTGAGTAATAATGATGAAATATGCCACAAACGCTGTGACACGAACACGCGACGCTACTATCCACCCTGTCCGGTGGAAGGATGTGGCATGCCACTGCACAAATATCACGTCATAACAAACAAACAGTGCCAAGAACTGATCGTGAAACTCGAAGGAAAGACGTTTGAAGAACGCATGGCGATCTACCTTTCTTACGGATTCCGTGAAGATGAATTGGGAGGTGGAGAACTTGATGAAGAAACATGGAAAAGGATTCAAACAATCATTTCGGCTTCTTCGCAGGAAAAGGACAAAGATGAACAGGTTGTTGTACCGAAAGAACCTAAACCTAAACCGGTCATTTCTTTACCCAAGACATTTGAACCCCGTGAACTTGCTCCCGGAGAGCGATACAAACCACCGAACAAGTCTAGGCGACCCCAAGAGCACGGAGCTTCTCTAAAAACTCTTGTTCCTCACTCTGTGAAGGGTAGGGTTCATGCGCCCCCTCAAGAAGATTTTGCTTTATTTTCGCAAGGTCCAATCTAGAAAGGGTCACAGAACCAAGAATGTAGTCCTCGTAGGCTTCGGCGACCGCTGGAATCAGTGGTTTGACGAGATCGTACATCGCCTTGGCGTACAACTGGATCTCCGGTTGGGCATGACTGTCCATCCTTAGACGCAGATAGTGAAGAAGATTGTGTAGATTGATCTTCCAATAGAACTCGGTGTAGGTCGACAGAGGCAAATGTTCCCTCGCCGTCTCGCGGGCAACTCCGTGGTCCAATAGTCTTTGATAGACCTCGAATGCCTGTTCGCACGAAGCCTTCTGGTCCCTCAACAGAACCATGGACTCGGGCGAATCCAACACTCCATCGGACCCCTGGTGGTTCACCTTGGACTGGCCACGGAACTCTGCCGGAACGTGGAACTCCTCGGGCAGTTGCGAATAGCGACCCGAAATTTCATTGATGCTGGCAGTCCGATGACGCATGTGTTGCCGAGCCAGAAAGATAGGCATTTTGATATGAAACTTGAAGTCCACCATCTCAAAAGGGGTTGTGTGGGCGTGACGGAGCAGGTAGCGAATTAGTCCGCGGTCACTCCGAACACTCTTTGTGCCTTCTCCATACGAAACGCGGGCGGCTTGCACTATGGCGTGGTCAAGATCCTCCCTCGGCATTGTATCGACAAGACGTACGAACCCATGCTTCTCAACACGGATTTCTGACATTTATCTTACTATCGAATGTATTCTCTAATTAACATCACATCACAATCTCCCTCCACAGGGAGACCCTTGTCCCTCCACCCTTCCAGACCATCTTCAAGGACAAATATGTTAGTGAACCCATATTCGTTCATGTGAACCTTGGCCATCTTGGCAACCAGTGACTGTTTGTTGTTTCCGTAAAGTACTATGGCTTGGTCGAATCCAGGAAATGTTCGACCGGTTCCGGAGAAAAGTCCTTCCCCTCGCTTTTCCACATCCAAGTAAGTTACCTTTTCAGTTTTTTGAGGTGGTTCACTTGGCGTCTCAGACTTCGTCGTCGGCATCACGATGGGTTCATTCTGTCTGGCGACTTCAACATCATACATGCGAAAGGCCCTCTCCAATTCGGTCTCTTTATTGATCTTCAGTTTGGTTGCGTCTTCAAATTTCTTGGACTTCTCGGCAAATTCCAGGGGCTCGATATTCTTCAACGGTCTCACTTGTTCAAAAGCAATTCTTGCGCTATTCTCTTCTATTCGAGCATTGTTGGCATCGTCGGTTGCAGTGATCACCCTGCCCCGCGCCAGCAACAGGCGATCGGAGCGCTCCCGAAGCACCTTTTCCTCGTAGGACCTCTTTTCGATCCGCTTGGGGTCATTTTCACCGGCAAGGATGGCATTGATGCGATCAAACTCCGCCATGGGAAAGTTGATCGAATTCGGAAGTCTACAATTCTGAAAATGCTTCTGTGAACCTACATGAATTAGCATGAGATTTGGTCGCGACAATCTGAGACTATGTAATTGTTCTGGTGAAACCATTATATTAATATTACTCATAATTTCTTACGGCGAGTGCCACGGGGAAGCGAGGGACGCCGTCTTGGGTGAGTCCCTGAAATTGAACGGTGAGCATCTCGCCCATCAACTTGCCTCGGTTTTTCCACAACTCCCTTCGACTTTCCATGGTTCCCTTGGGTCGGGCCTTGAATGTGTCACCGTCCTTGGTCTCGCAGATCCAAATGGGCGTCCCACGGTCTTTGCCTTCTGCCTCCTCGGCGCCCACGATTTCAAACTCCTCGGTCATCATCTTCTTGTACTTGATGCACTGGGATGACCGCTTATTGAGCAAGTAGGGACTTTCGGCCACGCGCACCACCACACCCTCGTGACCCTCTGCCACAAACTTGTCGTGATATTTGTCAGCATCCTTGGCGGTCCCTTGATAGGCTGGAACAATCTTGATCATCGGATGATTGATTGACTTGATAATTTCCTTGAGCCTCTCATAGCGTTCCATGAAGGGCATCTCCAACTTACTTAGGCGAAAGTAGTCAAAGCAGTGAAATTCCAGTTTGGGTGCGTAGGGACTTTCTGAACCCCTAGCAGCACTGGTGATCTGTTCGAAATCCAAGTCCTTGCAGAAGAGTTCACCGTCCAAGAACTCACCTTCCTCCAACTTTCCCTCCAAAGCCTTTTCCAAGTGAGTCAAATGTTCGATCCTCTGTTCATTCCTGGATTGAAGCAATAGTCCACCACCCGAAAATCCAGCGAGCATCCTGACACCGTCCAACTTGGGCTGAAAGCGAATGTCACCATCAATTCCATAGGACCTCGAACTAAACGAGTAGAGCAGCATGGGTCTGAGGACAACTTCGGACCTCAGTTGAATATTGTCCATGTACCCCAACTTGACCTGTTTTCGCCACATCTGAGCGGCTTGCTCCTCGATGGGAGTCTTGCGTTTGGCATCTGGAGGGCGTTCCGTCACGGATCTTTTACCATCGATAAGACCTGTGGTTCGTCTAATCATTCCGTTGACGACCTCAACTTGCCAAATGCGAGTCTTTCCATTGGCATCTTTGCCATAAAGTGCAGGAAAGAACGTCATTTAACTAATATAGTGTTTTTTGTTTAAACCCCAGTGGAACCAAAACCTGCCACGCCCCTGGCGGTCAACTGAGGATCTGGTAATTCTGACGGATCGGGAGCCACCGGAGGATCCTGAATGGGAATTTGTGGATACAGTTCCGGGTCCTCAACAAGGTCACAATGCTCGTAACGCTCCAGAATCAACTGGGCGATACGATAACCCTGCTTGATATGAAACGGTCTGTTTCCATGATTGAAAAGAACAACCCTGAGTTCACCCTCATAATCGCGGTCGATGACACCGGCACCCACCTCGATGCCATGTTTGACGGTCAGTCCCGAGCGACTGGCGATGCGGGCATAGCATCCCCCAGGAATCTTGACTCGGATCCCCGTGGGAACCACGAACCTCTTGCCTTCGTGGACCACGCAGTCCGAGCAGGCATACAGATCATAGCCCGCAGAAAGTTCTGTGCCCCGGGTCGGTAACATAGCATCAGAATGCATCTTCTGAACAACTAAGGTATTCATGTTTTTGGTATTCATCTATAGATTCTTTTCTTTAAATACCACGCAATAACGAATAGAGTTATGAAATACCATATTTGATTATAGAAAAATCTGGCGAATTGAATGATGTAAGCCAAAAGATATTGAAGAGGATTTGTTGGATTCGCCGAGTTTCGCATGAGAAAGCGGGTCACCTTGGTCCACATCCAGTTTATGAATATAGACCATTGACTGAAAATTTCAG